AGAATACTACTGGTGAACCTTGGTATTGGTCTTACTGGGGTGACACTGTAAGGTTGTATCCTACTCCTGATTCTTCTTACACTATTTATGTTCGTGGGTATAAAAACGCTGCTCCTTTTGGCAGCAGTTCAGGCGTCGCAGATGATACTGAGCCTGATCTTCCAGATCCTTTTGATAATGTTTTAAGCCTTTATGTTATTTACCGTTGTTACCAGCAGCAAGAAGATGGCGGTATGGCTCAACAATATTATGTTCAGTTTTTAGGAGAGTTATCTAACCTTGCTGCTCGTTTTAATGATACTCCTGCCCCGCAGCCTATGATTTTAAATAGTCGTGCGGTTAGCAAGTGGGCTAGTCAATCTTATTTGCCGCCTCGTTTACGTTACTCTTGGGAGTAGCCGATGGGTTTAGATCATAATATTCCGCCTGCTAGTAGCGGAGAACCGTATCGTTATGAAGAATTGTCTAATTTTACAGGTGGTTTAAATCTTAGAGCGGATCAATCTTCTCTTGGTCCTAATGAATCTCCTGCAATGTTAAATGTTGAGGTTGATCCACGTGGTGGTGTTGCTCGTCGTGACGCTATTGATGCGTTAAACGCTTCTGCTTTGGGTGAAATTCTTAAAATTTCTTCTCACCATGAAACTACTGGGGATAATCAGATTCTTGTTGCCGCTAAGGATAGTTCTAATACGGCTTTATATTATGGTTCTGGTGGAAATTTTACTCGTATAAACACTAGCGCTAGTGGTTCTGGTGTTGCTTTGGCTGGTCATGCTTTGCCGGGTTTTGTTACTTTTAACGATGAAACATATATTTCTAATGGGACGTTGTTTGAAACTGATAAGTCTGCTGTGAAGTGGACTGGCGCTAATAGCGCCTCTGTGTTAACGCCTGATATTGATGGTACGGCTGGGCATTTTCCTTTGGCTCGGTTGATGTGTACTTGGGGTGAACGTGTTTGGGTTGCTAATACTAAAGAAGATGATACTGGGAGTTGGGTCACTCACGCAAATCGTATTCGTTGGTCTGAGTTAGACAAAGGTGATGAATGGGAATCAGATTCTTATATAGATATTGACATTGGTGAACATGGCGACCATATTACCGCCATTGTTCCTAACGGAGATCGTTTACTCGTGTTCAAAGAGAACGCTGTTTATGGTGTTTACGGGTTTGATTCAGATTCTTTTCAAGTTATTAACTTGACAAGAATTGCAGGAAGCATAGATGATTGCACTCCGGTTGCTACTCCAGCGGGAGTTTTCTTCTGGTACGCGCAAGAAGGCGTGTACATGTTGAGCACGGAATCTTTAAGTTACATGTTTCACCCTCTTAAACCAGCGATAACTAGAAGCCAGTTGACGTTTACTGGCGTTCCTTCTTTAATGTGGTTTGATAATCGTTTATGGGTTTCTGTTGATTATCAGTCTGGTGACGGGATACAAAACTCTAACCAAACTAATCGTCGTAACGTTTTTGTTTTAGATCCTTCTTTGGGGCAAGGAGGTAGTTGGACTCGTTTTGATATTAATGCTCGGAATTTGTTTGCTTATAAACCACCGGGCGGAACGCATTTAGGTTTATGCGCTACTTCTGATGTCGCTAGTGGGGTGACAACTGCTGCGTTTACTCGCGTGTGTAAAGTCAATGTTGATGCCGATGTGGACGATTATACTGGCGCTCCTTCTAATACTCAGATTCATTCGTTTTATCAGACTCGCTGGTTGGAGGGTAATCGCCCCACGTTTGGTAAACGGTGGGGCAAAACTAGGACTGTTCTTTTGGCTGATAACACTGTTTCTGTTCAAATGAAAATTTATAAAGACTACAACACGGGAAGTGAGGCTGTTACTTTGTCTCAGCAGATTACTGGTGAGGCTTCTACTGCTGCTTGGGATTCTGCTACGTGGGATACTGATTCTTGGGTTTCTTTTGGTGATTCTCAGATTTATAAGTTCTTTAAGTGGCCTTCTGCTGGGACAGCAAAGGCTATATCTATAAGGTTTAATGTTGATCCGACTACAAATAACAACGGCAAATGGGGATGCACTTCTGTAGTAGGAATGTACAGAACTAGGAGAATAAGGTAATGGCAGATTTAAGCACAGGCTCGGCGTTTGTTGCTGGAACTACGATTGTGGCTTCAGCGATGAATACTCGGTTTACTAATATAGAGACTTGGGCTAAGGGTACTCCTGATTTAAGTACTTCTGGGTCTATGACTACAATTAAAGGTACTTTGAATGTTGATGAGGCGGTTACGTTTGATGCTACTTTAGGTGTGACTGGTACTGCAACGTTTTCTGGAAATATAGATGTTGATGGTACTACTAATCTTGATGCTGTAGATATTGATGGCGCTGTTCAAATTGATGGAACAGTTACTGTTGGAGCCAACGACACAGGTTACAATGTAAAATTTTATGGTGCAACTGATGGAGCGTACATGTTGTACGATCAAGCCGCTGACAGGCTAGTTCTTATAGGCGGTGAGGTAGGTATTGGTACTGCTTCTCCTGATAAACCGCTTCATATCGCAACAGCAAGCGGTGATGCTTATATTAAACAATCCGATGGTACGACAACTACTGTTTTTGGTCCTGCTGGAAACTCTTCTGCTTTATGGGGTACTACCTCTGATCACGACATTTATTTCATTGTAAACAATACAGAAAAATTAAGGTTAAAATCCACTGGTATTCTAAACAGTCCTACAACTTATACCACTACGACTACCGATTCCGCAAATATGGTTGTTGATTCTTCACCTCAAGGAGATTTTAAACGTTCTACTTCTTCTATAAGGTTTAAAACAGATGTTGAAACAATGGATGACGATTCTGCTGATGCGGTGTTAAATCTTCGTCCTGTTTCTTACAAGTCTTTATGTTCTGGCGATGATAAAGATAGATCTCATTGGGGTTTTATCGCTGAAGAAGTTGTTGAAATTGATTCTCGTTTAGTGCATTTTGGTCCTAACGGAGAAGCAGATGGTGTTCAATATGACCGTGTTATACCTGCTTTAGTAAATGTTATTAAACGTCAAGAAGCACGAATAACAGCGCTGGAGGCATAATGGGTGCCGAAATCATCGGCGCAGTCGGGCTAATCGCAGCCGCAACTGTAAGCGGTATCTTGGCGTTGCTGGGCAAACGATTTCGGGACGAAAACAATGAGCAACACGCTCAAAATTTAACCATGTTGGAAATGATTATAGATGATGTTGGAGAAGTAAAAGATGATGTGCGCGAAGTCAGAGACTCGCAAAACCGGCATCTTGAGTGGCACTTGGAGGAGGCTGAATGAGTATCCCAAAATTTCAGGTACAAAAAAACCTTACACCACCCGCTACTATCGCGATATCGGGAAGCCCCGATTACGTAGGGACATACGGGTCTGGCACAACATACGCTACTGGTGATGTAGTTACATATAACGGGTCGTCGTATGTTGCTAGACAGGCGACAACTGGGAACACTCCGGGTGATAATGCTTACTGGCAGACTCTTGCGGCTCAAGGAAATACTGGGGCGACTGGTCCTGCTGGCGCATCGGGTTCGTCAGGAACTGACGGTGTGATAAATACTCTTACTGCTGGTACTAATTTAAACGGTGGAGGCTCTGCCGCCACCGTGACAGTAAATCTTGATTCAGACATTTCTATTAATTCTGCTACGTTTGCTGCTGCTAGCCCTCTCGTGTTTGAAGGCGCTACTGCTAATGATTATGAGACTACAGTTGCGGTAACTGATCCGACTGCGGATCGTACGGTTACAATTCCTGATGGTTCGGGAACGGTTGCTTTTACTTCTAGTAGTATCACAGGTAATGCTGCAACTGCTACTGCTTTGCAAACGGCTCGTACTATAGGTGGAGTTAGTTTTGACGGTACGGGTAACATTAATTTACCGGGGGTAAATACTGCTGGAAATCAAAGCACAAGCGGCAATGCTGCTACTGCTACAGAGTCTACTAATGTTACAGCGACTGCTAACAACACTACAGACGAGACTGTGTACCTTACTTTTGTTGACGGCGCTACAGGTACTCAAGGAATTGAAACAGACACTGGTCTTAATTACAATCCGAGTACGGGGGTGTTAACAACCACGTCGGTAACAGGTAATTTGACAGGAAATGTTACTGGTAACGTTTCAGGTACTGCTGGTTCTGCTACAGGAAACGCAGCGACAGCGACTGCGTTACAAACTGCAAGAAACATTGGCGGTGTAAGTTTTGATGGCACCGGCAATATTGATTTGCCGGGTGTTAATACAGCCGGTAATCAAAATACTTCTGGCTCTTCTGGATCTACGACTGGTAATGCGGCTACTGCGACTGCTTTAGCGACAGCACGAAACATAAATGGTGTTTCGTTTGACGGCACAGGTAATATTACTGTTACTGCTGCCGCAGGAACTTTGACAGGTTCTTCGTTAGCAAGCGGAGTAACTGGTTCTTCTTTAACTAGCGTTGGTACGCTTGGCTCTTTAACTGTTTCAGGTACGGTGACAATAGATTCAGTTGGGATCACAGCGGTACAAACTTCTAGCGAATCATTTGCGGACAACGATACTTCGCTAATGACTAGTGCTGCTATTGATGACAGGATTAATGCGGCTAGTAGTGCTTCTCCCGGTGGGTCTAATACTCAAGTCCAATATAACGGTTCTGGTTCTTTTTCTGGTTCTTCAAGTTTTACTTTTAATTCTGGAACTGGAGTTGTAACTGCTACTGGGTTTGCTGGCGCTTTAACTGGTAATGTCACTGGTAATGCTTCTGGTTCTTCTGGTTCTTGCACGGGAAATGCGGCTACTGCTACGGCGTTAGAAACTGCGAGAACTATTGGTGGCGTTTCTTTTGATGGAACGGGGAATATAAATCTTCCCGGTGTAAACACGTCAGGGAATCAAGATACTTCTGGAAATTCTGCTACTGCTACAGCGCTTGCTACTGCAAGAAACATCGGAGGTGTTTCTTTTGACGGGACTGGCAATATAGATCTTCCGGGAGTGAACTCTGCTGGTAATCAGAACACGAGTGGAAATGCTGCAACGGCAACTGCATTGGCTACGGCTAGGAACATAAACGGTGTTTCGTTTGATGGTACGGGCAACATTACGGTTACGGCGGCTGCTGGTACTTTGTCTGGCGGTACTTTGGCTAGTGGTGTTACTGCTTCATCTTTAACAAGCGTTGGTACTTTAGGAAGTTTAAATGTTACTGGAGCGGTAGCGATTACAGGGAGTGGAGATGTAACAGTTGGAGTTGATGGTACCAGTTCTGATGTAAAGTTTTATAGCGATACTGCTGGTTCGTATTTTTTATGGGATAATTCAGAAGATAGGTTAGATGTAGTTTCGTCAGGTAAAGCGGCGTATTTTAGATCGTTAAATGGTACGACTACTACTTTCATAGGTTCTGATGGTTCCGATACTGGACTGTTTGGAACTAGCACAGCGCATAGAGTTAGGTTTATAACTAACGACAGTGAAAGAATGACTATTTTAAGTGGTGGCAATGTTGGTATTGGAAAATCTGATCCTGCTACAGCGTTAGATGTTGTAGGCACTATAGATTCAACAGTAAACCCGCCACCTATCGTAGAAACATTTGCCTCGCAATCAATTAGCGCTTCAGGAACCACTGTTACGTTTACTTCTGGCAGATTTAGTTCTGCACCAAATGTGATGGTTACGCAAGCAAACAGTGGCGGCGGCGCGAGCAAAGTCCCGAATGTGGACAATATTACTTCGTCGTCTTGCAGAGTTTTCTTGCTTAATACTTCTAGTTCTTTTGTTTCCGGTGACGCTTCACTTTTAGCAACTTTGGAGGTTTGATTATGAATACTTATATTGTTACTTGCCGTACCGCAAATTGTCCAAATGAAAATGTTGGAATAGAAGTAT